GGTTAGTACCAGTTCCAGCCGCAGTAGTGATATTTGCGTCTGTGATGACTGGTAGACCGAGAATTGAATAACCTGAGTTATTACCGTAGTTAGGGTATCCCTCACCTGAGCCAATGGCATTTACAGGATTATACGCAGTCGGTACGACTAGCGGACGACTCTGACCATCTAGACCAGCAAGTAGGAAACCTAAACGACGTGGATGCATAATAATCGCGTTAGGTGATGCGTAGATATTGCTCTGAATTTGTTGAATCGCATCTGCGAGCTTTGGATATAGACCTGCGACTGTACCAGTGGTAGCAGTGTAGGTTACTAAGATTCCTGTAGTCATATTTTGGATTCCTAGAGGTTGTCCATTAGATCCAGATCCATTAAGGAGCAAGTTATCTAGCTCTGTGTGATATGCACGCATCAAGTCAGTCAATACGATCGACTCTAGGTTATATCCACGTAGTAGCGCTTGCTTGGAAACGCTGTTTTGACCTGCAACAGTATTTACGTTAATTGTAAGTGTACTGTCCTGAGGATCTGTAGATACAGCCGCTGTGTTTTGTGAAGTTTGAGCGGCGACGCCTGTACCAGTGCCAATTAGAGACAGCACGACCGACATACCCTGCGGTGGCAGCGTGTGACGACGTGATGCATCTGCAAAAGGACGACCAGCGCGTAGCTTAGGCGCATATAGATCTACTAAATATTGTGGTACTACTAAACCGCCAAAATTGGAGGTTCCAGCTGCGCGATACTCTACGTTCATCTCTTGCTGATGGCGGCGAATACGATCCGCTGCATCTACATCAGTGTTGAAATGAGCTTTTACGGCATCACTTAGGAAGCTGTATTCGCTCCGCTGTGAATATGTAACAGGTTCGCTAACTACTTTAATAGCTTCGCGCTTTTCGCTAGCTGGCTTTGTGCTATCTACCTTAGCAGCTAGATCTGCAGCTTTAGCGTTACGTAGTTCCATATCTGAAATCTGCTCGATTCTTTCGTCAAGCTTCTTTACTTCTAAATTAAGAGCTTCAATATTAGCTAGCTCTACTTCTGTCACGTCGCGAGTTTCATCTGCGGCGCGGTCTACGATCGTCTGGATCATAGAGGTCTTGGTCTCGCGCTTTTCGCGTAGACCGTCTAAAAAGTTATTTCCCACGTTTTACTCTCCTAGAATAAAAGTTAATTATTTGTCGTAGAGGTGTCGATCTGTAACGTGGCGAGGTGTCGCATAACGCGAGGTGTCGCACCTGTTAAATCGAGGTGTCTTACTCTCGTAATATCTTACTATATTTTGCGTAAAAGTTTTAGTATTGCTAAGGCTCTGTCTGTCCTATTTTCGTTTTTCTTAGCTATGTTATCTGCCCACGATTTACCAGAATCTCCACCCCATAAAGCCCAGGCGATACGACCATTACTAGGGTAGCCATCCTCTCCTGGACTAAAGCCTTTACCTTTTTTATCTACTTCGTGACGAGCAAAAAAAGACCTCATACGTAATACAGTCTCTAAAGGTAAAGATTTACCACCTGCAATATCTCGCGCTCTGGCTATTCCTACAGCTGTACCACCGCGCCCATATTCTTTACGCCAGTCTAATCCGCGTTGAGCCTCAGCTCTCATAGCTGCAGTAGGTTTATAGCTTTCCTGACGTTGCGCCATAGGCTGCCAGGCATTACAGTAATAATTAGCTGCTATTTCATCATCCCATTTAATGCAGTATCCCTCGACATTAAAACCGCAGTTACCACAGTTACGACCCTCTAAGACGTCTGGACTGTCGGCAGGTCTGTAATTATCAGGTAAAGCTCTTTCGCCGTACTCAGCTATATTTACCGCTGTTAATTGATCCTGCGCCTGAGCCTCTGTCCTATGACAGCCTATAACCTCGTTATTAGAGTCTTTGACGACTGCGTAACCATCACAGTCAGGATGATTATTTACGATGCTGTATGGCATCTAAAATCGCCTTAGCTGCATCGAGTCGAGGTGTGCCTATTGGCTCTTGAGAGCGTACGCCGTTAACAGTTGCTAGATCTCCATAAGCTCCAAAAGTAACTAGCGATACCTCTGCTAGATGAGCCTTTAATCTTTCGATAACGCCATCTGTACGCTTACGGTTTTTAATTGGCATAAAACCTATAGAGAGCTGGTCTAGTGCGCCATCCTTAACTAGCTCTAGAGCATCGTCTCCCTCGCGTGTGCGACTTACCTTAAATTCTGCGTAAAGTCCCTCGTCTGTCTCACGTAGGAGCGTGGCTCTACCGACGACAGATTTAGTATCGTGGTTACGTAATAATTTTACTCGATGAGCCGCCTTAATAACGTCAGCAAAAGCGCCTCGTCTAAAGACTTCAATAGTGTCACCGCTTACGCGTTGCTCTTTGTCATAAGGGACAGCGATACCATAAATGGTACGGCCTCCATTTTCATCCTCGCGGATTTCTAGATCTAATGCATAGCTGCGGATTTCATTAGTACTCATACGTCTAATTCATCCTCCTCGTCATATTCTGGAGCCTCGATAGTGTCTATAGGCTCATCATCTATACCCTGGATAGGGTCTCTATTTTCCATATCTCTCACCTCGTCTACAGTTAAGAAGCCGTTAGTAAGACCTACTGCGTGAGCTTGATAACGCGATAGCGTATCTGTACGTAATAGCGTGTCGTAATTAAATTTAGCTGTCTGACCTCTTACTAACAATTCCGATAACGCCTGCTCTATTCTTTCTGCGATCGGCTGTATTGACCAACGTACTAATTGTAGATTCTCTTGCTCCACGTTAGCATAAGTACGAGAGCTATTAGGCGCTCCTAAATAATATGCAGGTAGTCCTAAGATATTAGCAGCCTCTGTTAATCCCTGAATCTGCGCCTCTATTAATTGTGACTCTTGCGCGTTAGATGAAAGTATCTCAAAGTCTGTAGTCGAATTTAGTACGGCAGGCTGGCGATTACGTCCGCTATACATAGATAGCCACGCTGTTTTAAGAGCGTCTGCCTCCTCCTGTGTTAAATCAGGATTACCAGATTTAATTACAGCTGTAGGATTTACGCCACCATCGAAGTAACGTGATGCATACTCATTAATAGCTATTTCTTTACCTATTGCCTGTTTTTGTGTCTCTACTATTCCTCGTCCAAAAAACTCACCAGGTAACGTAAAGTTTTTTATATGTAATATATCGTCTGCCTCGTAAACTTGCTCATCAATTCTATAAACTATGCGACCATCTACGCGAGTAAGATTTACGCGATCGATAGCGACAGGGTAAAAGAAATCAGGTAAGCCATTAGCGCCACGTTCACCTAGTACAGCTATGTAATTACCATCTAAAATTAAAGAGGCAGCCATAGCGCTAATAGTTTCGATGCGCGTCTCTTGCGGATTAGGTTTAATTAATATCTGCGGTGTTGGTTTAACGATACGTCCATTACGGTAACTATGTAGACCTAGTGCGCCTATAGCATCTGCGATTAATGTAACACCGCGATAAATTGCTGGTACGCCTAGCGCTGTATTAGTATCGACGTAAGTACCTGACCAGTTAGCCTGGAAAGCTCTACCTACTCTACCTAGCGAATCTACGTAGCCAGATGATGTATAGACTACAGACGGCTGTATCTGCCGTTTAAGTAGTCGTCCTAGCATTATTTATTCCTTTTCTCCATAGCAATACCAAAGAGCATTAGAAAAGACCCTCCTAATACTATCGCAGATGGCGCATAAATTAAGTACGCACCTGCGGTTATGGCTATAGATCCTAAAAGTTGCAGCGTTAGCGGTATGTATTTCATTAGTAGATCTTGCTCCTTTGTACTGGCATCTCTATCGGTTCGTTTACTACGCCGTATCGTGCCAGTGTTGCAGCGACCAGCGGCGTAATGTTATTTGTGCTATTTCTCGACCAAGCCCAGGAATCACCTAAAGCTCTTTTACTAGATCCTACGATAGCCTGTCTTAGATTAGGGTCGTCTAGGTGACAGATGCTTTTAGCCTGTACCGCATCGTAAAAGGATCCGCAGGCTCTGGCATAGTCTCTAAGACCTACGCTAATTACGCCTACCCCTGCGTTTTCTAGCTCTCCTATCATTGATGACGCTGGAGATCCATTATCTATAACTACTGGCGCGTTCCATTTTTTAGCAATTTCTATAAGGCGTGGTAATACCCAGTTAGCGCCGTCTTTAGCCTCGATTATTTCTACTGGCGTCTTTTCTTTTACTAAACCAGAGGCGGCTATAGAGGACTTATCGCGCTCTCTAGATATATCTACACCTAAGACAATTTTATTACCTATAGTTATATCGGTACGAGCCAGGCTATCCCATAGATCTACGTCTATTACAGCTACGGCCTCTCTAGCAGGCCATACGTTTAGCCACTCTTTAGTAAATATCTCTGGGCTGTTTGTGTTAGCAGCTTCTCTTACAGCTTCTATTAACACGCCATTAGATTCACCTAAAGAGGGTATCGACTGCGCCCATACTGACTCATCCATATAGTCGAATTTCTCCTCGCGTGGACACCACTCGAACCAGGCTAGCCGCGTCTGTTTATCGTTTATGTTCGCGTGAGCTACCTCGCGGTAATGCTGTAATAATTCGCTTTTACCAGGTATACCAGCATTAGACAGAATCCATAACTGTCCATCTTTACGAGTAGCTAGCGTAGGTTGCAGAGATGCTATAAGGCTTAGAGGATGCATAAGAGCTTCATCGATGACCATAAGATTAAGGCTCATACCACGCGCACCCTTATCGTTAGGCGTTACTATCCCATATGTAGATCCGCTTTTCATATATAGGCGCTCGCTGCCATTTATGTAACTAATACGATGTATGTGTTTAGCAATAGCTGGGCAGCGCTCAAAGCTGTTTATATGCTCCTGCCATTTGAGCTTAGCCATATTACGATCCTGAGCCGTATAAGCTACGTGATGACGAGGCTTTAATAGCTCATAGGCGATACGCGTCTCTACTAGCTTAGACTTACCAGACTGACGACCTACTGCTACGCCTACAGTCCTATACCAGTAATGTCCGTCTACCTTTTCTAAAGCGGTGTCTGCTACTTGCTTTTGCCATTGATAAAGGCTAAAGCCCATTAGGTTAGCGACCTTCTCTAACTTATCGCCATCTGTAGGTAAGGCTATATCTCTATCAGTAGCCCATCTAGGAGGACATACGGTTGCTAAGTCCATAGCTCATCTATTGAATCAGTAGGAGCTATTTTAGACCAGATCTCTCTAAGCTCTTTAGATATGGCTGGTATCGAATTAATGCCCTGGTTACTTTCCTCTATTTGATCCCAGGCAGCGGTAAGGCCTAGTAGCATCGTGCGCGTGACTGCATCGATGTCAGTACGACCCTTTAGCATCCGCTTCATAGCTCTTACGTGTCTACCTGATTTACGTCGCCTACCATTTACGGCTACGTCTAATGCCTTGTCTTTTTTTATTTCCATAAATCGCCCCCCTCGAATAATTACATTTACTACAGGCTGGTCGCAGATGTCCGCGCCAGAGTCTCATATCTGTAACTGTATCTACAGGAGGATCGTGGTCTGCAGTCGTCGCAGGTCTGAGATGACAGTAATAACAGGTCGGATTATTAGCCAGAATAATTTTTCTAGCTTTTTTATATTCTCGTCCATATTTCAGATGATGCGGATGTTTCATAACTTTTTGTTATTTATTATTAAGTTTTCCACAGGTCGCGTTATCCACAGGGGGGAGAGAGAAACGAACACCGCGGCGTATCGCACCCCCTCGCGCTGGGAAAAAACGCTCATATTTATTTAATCTACTCGCGTAGTAAGTACGTAGAGATCGTGAGATCCTGTAGATGCAACTGCGTTTAGCACGCAGCCCTGCGGTACTGTGATTACTAGCTTGTCGTCGTTATCCAGTAAAAAGCCTGTTGAGCTTGTCACGCCTGTATTACCTATGTAGATAGCGCCTTTACTGTGTAGATGCACATACTGCGTTACATTGTCCAGGCTTACGATCGTCTGAGCTGTTGTCGTTACCGTTACTTTACTGCTCGTAGTTGCCATTATTTATCATCCTCTTTTATTCCTAATGAAATCTGGTTAGCTAGTTCTATGTCTTGCTGAGCGCTTTGATGCCTAGCCTTACCATACTTAGCGTAATCTTTATGATGCTCTCTGGTTAACCAATAGCTGCGCTTATGTGGTAGCTGTACGCCAGTGTGAGCGTACATCTTATAGCCCATAGCTTTAACACGTATGCTAAAGAATATATCCTCACCTACCCACGCCTGATTAATCGGCATATCTCTATAAAAGCACCATAGATCGCCTTCATTAGTTTTATCTTGATGCTCTCTCATTTTCTCAAAGACTGAGCGATGTATAAGTATGCAACCAGTACCAGCGGCATCTATCTCTACTATGCTCTCCTCTGGATATTCGTGCATCGCATATAGCCCAGTGTCCTCACCTATCTTAAAGACGCAGGGGACAGGCTCAGGGTAAACGTTTTCAGTATCCCAGGCAGCGTGGACAATACCGCTAACGATAGGTCGCTCATCCTTATCAGCTGCAGCTACTAACTTCTTAAAATTCTCTACTGTAATTATCTGGTCTGTATCTATTTGTAGTAGCCAGTCATCGGTAGTCTTTTCTAGAAATGTTGCTACTACTTGGTTACGCAGACGACTAATTACACCTGATCCTTCAAGGCTTATTAGCTGCCCTAGCTGTGACTGACTGCGTGCTATATCAATTAGGCTGGTTGCGAACATCGCGTGCCACTGTCCAGGTGAACAGACGCCTATAGTTATCTTTTCTCTTAGATCCATTTATGTCCCTTATCTCTAAATTATGTACTAAATTTAGCACTAAACGTACAGTTTAGTACCAATTATTACGCTTATGAAAGTCTAGCGCAATACAGAAATCACCGTAACGATGACGCACATAGCCAATACCCCAATGGATTTGATCTATAGGTGAAGCTAGAAATTTATCTATCTGTCTCTGGCTCTTACCCTTCATATGCCTCTGAGGTACACCGTAATCGTGTGTAGGAGATTTAGCCTTATATCTCCAGTTACTCTCTTTAGTCCAGAGTTTCACCATACATTTTACCTCGTATGGCTTTACCTGTTTAGCTGCGTACTCTTGCAGCCCTTGCGGTGTTGCTAGTGTTATTGCTAGAAATATCGATCCCATTAGTAGCATTTCTATCTCCTATTAGGTAGATGATGGCTCTCATTAGGTACTGCCTGTTTTCCTCAAAAGAAGCTATACCGCTATTACAGTCGTGACAGAGTAAGCCTCTTATCTCCTGTGTTTTATGGTTATGATCTATGGATAGGCGACTTTGTGTATTGGCTACATCGCAGATAGCGCATTTGTGATTCTGCTTTTCGAGCAGCTGTCCATATTCATATTTTACCCTACGCATTATCCATCTACCAAGATTTCGACAGTTATTACAATGATGTCGTCTTTTATCATTGGCTTTATTTCGCCAGCCAAAATCATCTATCGGTAGTATCTTGTCGCAGGTGTTGCAGTGTTTATAGCCGTTAGGCGTCGCTTTCCGAGTCCGTCTCGTCATCTATGTCCTCATCTGAGTCTGCGTCTAGGCCTAAAGCGTACTGTCTATCCTTCTCGCTTAAACTATTGAACATAACTAATACGCTACTGACTGATCTACTAAGTAATGATTCTATAGCGTCAAATGATAGAGACTGATCTGTGTGTATCTGTGTTGATACTTCTCCAATGGATATATCTATACTTAGTTGCATCTCTATCCCTTCACTGGTAAGGGTTTATCTGTTGGTTTAATTATAGTTATTTATTTATGTATTTTTATATATATGACCTGATACCAGAGCTAAAGGAGAAATGCCCCCCTACCCCCCATTAATTAAAAATAATTAATAGTGAGTAATGGAGGATCTCTATAGCTGTGTTTAGATCATTATGACCGTCAACCGTCGCTGTCGGAGTTCCTGCCCCCAGTCTTACGACCAGATAAAACTATAGACCATCCTGGCGACAAAAGAGAAAAGGACTGCCACCGCAGATGGTAGGCAGTCCCAGTCTCCTTACGCGTACCCTCAGTAGCGTAAGCCTATGTATCTATATAGGTCGAGCCCCTAAAGTGGCTAAAAACGGCCTTAGAGCCTCTTTAATGGGCATATAATCGTATAGTCTGTCCTTAGGTACAAACCAGGTGTCCTCATCTACCAGCTTATACTCGTCTATACGGCCTAAATAGACAGGGTAGTAACCTACTAAAAATAGGGTACTAAGTGATGAGCCTTGCACTAGAAAAGCTACATCGCCATCACGATCATAAGTACGCAGTATTAGATTATTAGAGCGCGACCAGCGCACCTCGATATTATCGCCTACGTCAGCTTTATCCTTAAAGGTGTT